AAGGCTTCTCCTTGTGCGACGAAGACTAACTATTTCTTCACGCCTCTGTCCGGGGCGCGTCGATTGAACCTGATTAAATAATAATATTTAATTGATAATAAATAAGATTATGATCGCTATGAATACAACTGCAGCATTACTGGTAAACGCAGAACCCCTCTCCCGTTGCAGCGGGAAAGGGGCGGATGTTGTGAATAATGGCAAGACGGCTAATCCTATCATTGCTCACAAGCCAGTAAGTACGACAGACGGGAAGCCCTGTCAACCGGCAAAGGCTGCCAGAACGGCCAAGAAGCCCGCCGCCCCTAGGAAGAAGCGGTACGATGAAGAGGATTTGATAGCCTTCGGAGAGAATGCCATCATGCTCCGGGGCGCGGCCGAAGCCATTCTGGATATGTTTCACCTGTTGGTCTTTTTTGATGACGACCAGGAAGAGGTTGTCAATGGCGTGAAGGGAGCCTTCGATGAGGCCGCCATTCTTCTGCAAAATGCGGCGAATGCGTTTGAAGAGAAGATTCCTTTCAAGGTTTTGGACAAGAGGCGGAAGACTTTTTTTGCCCTGACGGAAATAGATGAAAAAGACAGCGATGTTCTTGCCGCGATTACTGCTATCAATTCCGGTTTTATCCAGTGGGATGAAGGAAGTGTTTGCGTGAAGGCGACACGTTGCGAAATGGCAACTCTTCTGCTTAACCGCGCATTGGAAAGCGCCAAGAAGTCCTTCTACCTTGCCGAAGACTCAACATCAAACCCCGCCCTTGCCGCAACGCTTGCTTCCATGAAAGGAGGGCACAGGTGATGAAGGTTGTTACCCTGAAAATCCCTATCTCTCAATCCATGTATGATACTGCTACGTTTGCGGTAGAAAATGGATCTGCCAGAAACGAAGAAGAATATCTGTCCAGCGTTGCTCTCAAGGGGCTGTTTTCTGAATTTTATGAAGATAGGCAACTAAACTTGGACTTAAACGGCTATTGGGAGGCGGCGGTAAAAACCCCCTCCACAAGGGGGTTGGCGGGGAAACCCGGGCAAGCTTCCGAGGAAGATTCATGCGCAGATTGTCTCTTTGAAAATGGAACTAGGGCGGATTGCTGTGAATGCAGGCGCCGCATGGGTGACATGTACACTCCCAAACAGGAAGGAGGGGCCGAGCATGACGCCTGAACAGAAAGCCCATTACGAGTATGGACGCTCCCGTGGCTGGCTTAAAGCTCACAGAAGCAAGAGGTATTTTGTGGATGTGGTCGATATGGGGCTTCATGCTTGGCACATTGAAAGAGATATGCACGGACTGGACGCACTTATCCGCGACGCATGGCAGAAGCGAGCCGCGTGCAGGGCGTGGGTGCCCTTGGAGAAAAGGGAATGCCGGACTTGTAGTTATTTGGAAGAAGACGACGGTTCCGAGATTTGCGAGAATTGCATGATTTTCAATAGCCTTGCAAGTTCCTGCAATTGGGAGCCGAGAAAGGAGGGGGAATGAAATACCCTTACATTGACCAATCAGGCCGCGGCATCCGTGCTGGAGTTGAAAATGAGGCAGTTTGCTTTCCTATGGAAACACCAGAACAGGAAGAACGCCGCTGCATTCAGGAGCTTTGCCGCATTAAGGGGGAATTGGGGCGTACAGGCCGCTACGGCGTGTATTTTGACCTTACAGGTCCGGAAATAGAGTTTTGGGTAGAAGAGTTCGGCAAGCCGGACTTCCTGCTCTACATCAAACACCAGGATGCCGGCGCGGTGCTGGATTACGTCCGCAAGAGGTGTGAACAATTAAAGCTAACTTAAACTATGGATTATATTAAACAAGTTGTGTTACTTGCCAAAACGGTAGGAATAACTGAAGAAGAATTAGATACTATTGTTTCTCATTTTCTTATAGACTCTTCATCCCAACTAACACAAAAATCTGCTGAGGTTATATATCAAAATCCGGATCAATATTTTAACTGGGTTTTGTATGGACTCCGCTCACGAGAACCTTCGTGTTCATGGGATCATACAATACAATTTCTGGACAAACTAAGTGCAGAAATAATTGTCGAAGTGGTTCGGTGCTCTGAATGTGTTTACGGACGAAAACAATCTTCCGATAAAATGTTTAGAGCATGTTCTTTATCCGACAGGTGGGAAAGACCAAATCACTTCTGCGCTAAAGGAAAAATTGAAGATAAATAGAATATGGAATATATCAACGTTCCATTATATGTTGCCCGCTCCAGTGAGTATGTCGGCGCTGAACCTGTTCAACGGGCCACTTGGTTTTCATTGATGGCTTGGTCTTGCGACCAGGAGAACATGGGGCGTATTGCCGGGGCCCGGTCCTGGGGAAACCGTCGCTGGATGCAGACATGCGGGGTCATGGCTTCTGAAGTGGCGGAGTCTTGTGCCCTTTTCCATTGGGATGGAGATGATTTAATTGTCACCTTCTACCCGGAAGATGCCCAGCGAGAAATTGAGCGCAAAAGGGAAATCGCGCGTGCCAACGGACGGAAGGGAGGCCGGAAACCAACGCCGGAACCTATACCGGAAACCAACGTTGGTTCCGACGTAGGAAACCAACCTTGGATAGCAAATGAAGCTCCATTGGAAAGCGAAAAGAAAGGAAAAGAAAAGGAAAGGAAGGAAAGAGAAGTGGAAGAAAATAATCCATCCCCCTCTACTCCCCCTCCGTGCACCGTGGAAGAAGTCGAGGCTCATTTGCGGGCCGCAGCCTGTTCGGGGCGTGTACGTTTGATTCCTGATCAAATTCCGGATTGTGCCCTTGCCTACTGGGGAAGCCGTGATGCCGTCAACTGGACGCGCAACGGAATCCCCGTGACTAGGTGGCAGTCTGATGCCGTCAGCTTTGCCATCAGCTATGCCTCCAACCATCCGCCTCCTCCTGAAAATGGAAATAGTGACCCCTTCGATCCAAGATTTAGAAAAAACATTTAACCCTCAATAAGAAACCATCATGCATTTTACAGAAACACAACTCAACGCCGAAAAGACCGTTCTTGGCAACTGCATTGACGGCGCCGACAAGGTAGCCGCCCTGATCGAGCAAGGTTTCACGAAGGCTCATTTTGTCCTTCTGGCCCATCAGAAGGTCTGGAGCGCCTTTGAGACTCTGGCCAAGACTCCGGAAAAGGTCAATATCACCGTCCTGATCCATCTCCTGGAAGCCGCCGGCGAGCTTGAATCCGTAGGAGGTCACGCCGGGCTTGTCGAGCTTTCAACCAGCTTTGCCTACCATTTCCAGTTCGAGCCCTCCGTGAAGATTCTGGTGGAAGCCAAGAAGAAGCGGGATGTGGAATCCCTGTTCATTTCCGGGCTGGAAAATCTTCAAAACCCAACCCTGAGCAAAGACGAAGTGCTGGCGGAAGCCGAAAAGGTGATGTCCTCCTTGCGGGAAAGTTACGGAGTGGCCCAAGTGGCGCGCATGGCTGATGGCACACAGAAGGTGGTGGAAGGGTTGGAGTTTCGCATCAAGAATCCAGGACAGACCAAGGGGCTTCCTACCGGCTACCCCTCCCTGGACAGGATGCTGGACGGCTTACAGAACACGGCTATGGTGGTCATCGGAGCCCGGCCGGCCGTGGGGAAGACTTCCTTCATGACCAACATTCTGTACAATCTGGCCGCCGAAGGGGTGCCAGTAGGCATGTTCTCCCTGGAAATGTCCAAGGAGCAGTTGCTTGAACGCACGCTTTTTGGCATGTCCAAAATCAATGCGGCCAATCTGCGCCGAGGCATCAAGCTGACCAAGTGGCAGCAGGATGCTTTCACCAACGCGGTTCGCAAGGTAAGGAGCCTGCCTTTCTTCGTGGACGACCGGGGCGCCTTGAGGATTGACCAGATCCAGGCGACCGCCCGGCGCATGGTTGCGGACCACGGCGTGAGGTGCATCGGCGTGGATTACCTGCAACTTGCCAATCCTACCGGACGCCAGGCGTCCCGGGAACGGGAGGTGTCGGAGATTTCCGCCGGCCTCAAAGCCCTGGCCAAGGAACTGAATATTCCGGTGATCGTGTTGGCCCAGTTGAACCGGGAAGCGGAGAAACGCGCCGGGAAGGAAGCCGGGGTTCCCCGCGTGTCCGATTTGAGGGATTCAGGGTCTATCGAACAGGACGCTGATCAGATATTGTTGCTCTACAGGCCTTACGTCATGGACAAAAACGCAGATCCGGCAGAGGCGAAAATCATCGTCGGCAAGAACCGCTTCGGGGAGATTGGTTACATTGACCTGAAATGGGACGCTGCCGCCACGACTTACAGGGAGGTTTGAACAGATGATACCCTTGAACGACAGGAAGATGCTGCACCTGATTGTGCTGGCGGGAGATTGCGCCGCTTGCGGGGTGACGCCTCCGCTCCAGCCTACCATGTGCGCCGTGATGCGGCTGCTGGGGCTGCTGGGGGGCTATGAGGTGGAGTGGCTGGGCGAAAAGATCGACCTTACGCCGGGCTGGCGCCGCCTGACTATGGTGGACGCCGTGAAGGAGTATGCAGGCATCGACTTCGGCGCCATCTCCGACAATGCCCAGGCGGTTGCCGCGGCCGAAGCCATCGGTGTGGAGCTGCCGGAGGCGGCGGAGCCCACTTGGGGCAACGCGCTGTACGCCTGCTTTGACCAGCGTGTGGAGGAAAAGCTCATTCAGCCCACATTCATCACAATGTATCCGGTGGAGGTATCTCCTCTGACAAAGCGCAGCCCGCAGGACAAGCGTTTGACGGAACGCTTCGAGCTGTTTATTTGCCACAGTGAGATGGCAAATGCCTATTCCGAGCTGAACGACCCCATCGACCAGCGCGAGCGCTTCGTTAAGCAGGCGGAGCAGCGTGAGCGCGGCGACGACGAGGCCGAGATGCTGGACGAGGATTTCCTGACGGCTTTGGAATACGGCATGCCCCCGACGGGCGGCATGGGTATGGGCATCGACCGCTGTGTGATGCTGCTGACGAATTCCAGTACCATCCGCGAGGTCATCCTTTTCCCGACAATGAAGCCGCTTGACGCTCCTAAAAAGATTGAAAATAAGCCTGTCACAGCTTCGACACCTGAAAAGATTGATTTCTCAAATGTAAAAATAGAGCCGATTTTTGAGGAAATGGTAGACTTTGATACTTTTGCAAAGTCTGATTTCAGAGCGGTTAAGATCTTAGCTT